TGCGTATCTGGCGGCGTTCCCATTAAGCCAAATTCAGGATGCGCCACAAAGTCCGTCCATCCGCACGCTTCCGCGATGCGCTGGTTGATTTGTTCGTCAGTCATTTAGTGTTAGTGCCTCCCTTGCTATTCTGCGAACCACGTCCATGCAGTCAGGCTGCGCGTTGGCAAGGCTTAATTTCTCGATGCACTCCAGCGCACTTCTAAGCTTGTTGATTGTTTCGTAAAACTCGTCTCGATCTCTGGCGTCTACTTTAGCGGCCTCTTCAAGGATTGCGGTAATGCAAATTACAGTGCTTTTATCCATTTTCCCGTCCTTTCATTAGTTTCCCAATCGGAACGCATGGGCCATGCTTTATCTCGCGCCGCAGTTTCTCATTCTCTTCGAGTAACGCGATGTTGCACTTGAGTGCAGCAGTCATTTTTGCTTTAATGGTTTCAGAGAATGGGGCATGTTTAATTTCTTGCATGAAGTTCTCCGTGTGTGCAGCGGCCTTCTGCCACTCGCTCTCCATCTGTTCGATGATGTAGTCTGGTATCACTTCTTGCCTCCCTTCTCGCGCTTTTCACGCTCTTTCTTCTCGCATGCAGGGCAGAACCATTCATTGAAGAGATCCTGCTCCATCAGCTCATCGACGCACTTGTCGCACCAGTACTCGGGCTCGTCGTATCTTGGGTCACTGTCGTTTGCTCCAATACCTATCATTCTCATATTGCTCTCCTTTCTAGTGTGCAATGGTTGCCTTGAGTCTGTACGCCTCTGCCAGCACAAGATCCGCATCCAATAGTGCGGCACGGTCGCCGGGGAATGAGTCCAGATCATCTGGTGTGCGTCCGCGCAGTCGCGCCACAAGTTGTTGAATCGCCTCTACCGAGCGTTCAGTGAGGTGCCTGTGAAGCATGATCTCCTGCTTCAGTTCGCTAATGACCTGCGCCTGCCTGTTGTGCGCGTCAATGTATTGCTGTAGTTGTAGTTCCATTTGTTTTATATCGTTTGTTAGTTGACTGACACTTTCACCAATAGCGATCTGTTGTTGCAGTCGCAAGGTTTTTATTTGCTCCATCAAGTTGTCGATGACTTGTGCGCTCATTTTGTAAGGGAAAAGAATCTTGCAAGCCTGCCCATGAACCCAAGTTTCGTACTCACGCCACACGGCCCTGAGCGTTGAATCGGAATGCTAATCTCGCGCTCCGCTGGATCTTCAGTGAGCTTGACGATGATGACTGCTGTTGCGTCCTGACCGATGGCCCGACTCTCCCGCGCCCTGCCCTGCTCGTTAAGCTGCGTAATCGCAAAGACCACACAACCCAACTCCAGCCCCAACAGACGCAACCTGCGGCTAACCTCGGCAACCTCCCGTTCTCGGGTGATGTCCTTGTGCGTGGTCAAATCACATCTGACCAGTTGTATGTAATCGACAAACAGGATCTTCAAGCCCTCTGGCGATTTTGCCATCGCTCGGGCCGCAGCCACAATGGACGCAATATCATGCAAGTCATCGCGGATCACAAGCGGGGCTTTGGTCAGCACGTTCATCGCCTTGAATACGCCGCGCATCTCAGCCTCACTCTTCACCCCTTCCGCCAATGCCCGAAGCGGCACCTCCCCGATGTTCGCAACAAGTCGGTCAATGACCTGCTGCGCTGACATCTCCAGACTGACTATCATTATTCCTTTTTTCATATGTATATAGTTTGTTTTCCAAGTTTGCCACTGTCTGCTTCAAGTCACGGATGTGCTTGAACAACCCAGCCACGTCACCGCTTTCCGTTGCCGGGTCTTGCTGATGTTCCTGTTTTTTGTCCTTCATCTTTTTGTAGTTTGATTTCGCAGCTTATTATGTCTGTTGATTGATTCTGCGGCAGGTTCACGATGGTTTGCAGGTGACGCTCGGCTGCTTCACGCTCGCCCCTGAACACAACGTCCTGCACGATCTTCGGCCTTGGCAGGTTGATGTCGCCAATCACCGTTGTCTTTCGGGTTATGATCCAACCTGCCATGACTTGAGTGTGATGGTTTTCATGATCGGCAACCCCGGCCAAGCGTCCAGTTCCTGACAGTGCTTGAGATTCGCGACCAGCTCATCGAGCTTGAGGTTCGCGTTTTGCAGCACTGCCTCGTCTGGCTTGACCCACTGTGCGAGGTGCGGCTCCTCGGTATCCACAACCAAGAAGTAAAAGTCCACATCATCCAAGTCTTGAATCTGCTTGAGGCCGTAAGCGTACCACGCCGCCTGCCTGTCATACTTCAGGCCAAAGAACTTGGAGTCAAACCGCAGGATGTCGCTAGTGGTCTTCAAATCAACGATGGCTGGTCTGCCCTTGATCTCGGTAACAAGATCCGGCCTGCCCTTGCACTGCAACCCGCCGCGCTCCCAGAACATCGAGCCCTCGATGATCTTCTTTGCGGTGATCATGTTTATGAGCGGCTGGGCGGCTTCCGTCGCACCCTCGATACGCGCAACCTCCTCGGCGTTCATCACAAACTTGCCTTGATTGTCGTAGCAGAAAGCCTCCCACTCAGCCTTACCAGCGTTGGTTCGACGGTTGATCTCAGGTGCCTGCACATAATCCACGCGCCCCTCCAGAAGGAGTGAGTGAATGCAGGTGCCAATCTCCATCTCGCGGGTTGGCTTGAACTCCTGCCCTCCACGCCACTGGTAGTACTTAGGACACACGCTAAAGGCATCGAGTTGATGCTTGGACAAACCGGGCAGCTTTCTGTACTCGGCCATCTCTAGATTTTGAATTAGTTCTCGTTTCATTTTACTTTGTAGGATTTGTTGACTTGCAATGCTCCGCACCCGATGACGTGCCCGACACTGTTGCGGATCAGTTTACTTGGTGACGCTAAGTCACTTCGGTCTGGCAGTGCTTCACGAACGTGCGTTGGCACGATGTAAATCACTCCTCGTTTTGGCTCAGGCAAGTTGGAAACTCCAGCAAATTCTGCAACCATGATCGGCACTCCGTCGATTACATCCACCTGCATGAGGTGGCCGTGACTGCGGCTGACGATTCCCGAGGGTTCCAAGTCACCATATCCGGTGACGTTAATTTTGTGTGGTGTTAAGTTGATGAACTTCATGTGTTAAGATGTTTGCTATTATGTTTAGTACGATTGTTGTTTTTCCACTTTTGGTTTCTCCACCAAACACGATCAAGTCTGTCTCACGCATTGGTGTGATATTGTCAATCTCGGGGAATCCCGTCCGTATCCGCATGTTTGCGTCATCGCCCTTCTCGTAACGATTGGTCGCTTCAACAAGCATTGCGTTTTTGTCCAGAATACTCGGAGGACTGATCTCGTTCTTAACCCCTTCGCTAACCGCCACAAGAGAGGTCAGGAAGTCATTAAGGTTCTCGGTCTTCACCTCACTCTGCGCGTTGTGGATGACAATCTGCATCGCCCTCCTCTTTGCCGCAGTGCGAGTAAGCTCGATAAACTCTTGAGCAAGCGACAGTAATGGCGCAACCGTGTACAACTCACTCAACTGATAAAACTCCAGATGAGTGTCCTGCCGTGCCAGCTCGTACACCACACGGATGTCTGTCGCCTTGCCTTGTGCCGCCTGTTGCAGGGTCACCTCTGCAATCTTGCGCAGTTGCAAGTCAAAGATGTCCGCAGTGCTGAACGCGAGTTCCGTGATCTTGAGCAGGGCATCTTCGGGGTGGTTGAGGATGACGCTAATCAACCCCTTCTCCGCTTCCTCGGCCTTGCACAACTCCAGCTCCGGCGGCGGACTACCAGCCTTCTGTTTGCGTGTTTGCATTGCTCAGTAAATTATCTGCCTTTTGGTGAACACGCACTGGTTGCGCGGCCATCTTGCGCGCCTCTTCCTCGCGGAACTTGCGTGAACGCCTAAGCCATCCTGAGAGATACTTGCCTGTGCCGCCCTCGGTCTTGAGTCTTGCCGGGGTAAAGATGAGCCAGTTTTGTGCTTCACGATATTCTTCGATGACGAACTGCTCACCGTAGGTTGCAATGTGGTTTTTGACAAGTTGGACGGGAGGAGTGTACTTGCCGCCTTTGCAGGGGAACTCAAAGTTGAAGGCTTCGGATTGCTCGGGTTTCCCCTTTTCCCCATCTTCCTTCCTTTCCCCCACACCCCCTATCCTGCCATCTTCCCCCTTTTCCCCTTCCCCCTGCTGTAGGCTTTGCATAAAAGCCTCTAGGATTTCAGGGCAAGTATCCTCAACCATTGCCTCAACGGAAGTGTACCGTTTTCCCGTAGGCTGAAGATCCTTGTTGCTTGGGAAGGTTGGCGAAGTGTTGTACTTCATCATCGCCTTATCAAGCGCCTCAGTTGCCTGCTCTACGTTCATCGTGTCATCGCCAAGGATGTCCCGCAATGAGCGAGCTTCGCTTGATAGGCATCAGCAAGATCCTGCGCCGACTGCACAGGCGTTGGCTCGTCGAACATGCGGACTACCTCGTCCTGCGATTCTGTGGGCACTTCTACTGGGGTATCCTGTGCTGGATGATAAGGTACAGCGGACTCGGTGGAAGCTGGCTCAGAATCGTCGATTGGAATATCGAGTTCAATCTTGGTGCCGCCTGCGGTTGTGATGCGTAGCTTAATCATTAGATGCCTCCTCGTCTTTAATCATGTGCGCGAGTACAGCCATCTTAACGAAGCTATCACGCATATCCTCCAGTGAACTGTTCTTCACTGCGCCCCTGATAAGATTCATCTCCGAGATGCCCTGCGCTTCTCCGCTTTGCACGAGGCTCACAAACACGCCGTATGTGAGGGCCATCATCTCCATCATTCCGGGTTCACCCTTTGGTATCACCATCCCAATCCCGCCGTCCGTAAGTCGGGTGATGAGGATGGCTGTTTGTACTTCTTCCGGTATCTCTATTAAGTGTCTTTGTTTGTTGGTCATGTTGTTAGTTTGTTGTTGGTTGTGCGTTGCCGCAGCCGCACCCCTGCCATCATGTAAATTAACGGCTTTTAATGTCGCGAATTTTGCTCACCCAATATTCAAGCACACAGTGAGCCATTTCAACATATTCTGAAGCTGTGATTTCCTTCTCGCTCAACAGCTTGTTGAGTGATGTAATTCTGCGCTGCACAATTTCTGTTATTTGTTTTGTTGTCATATATTTTTATAAGTTGTGCGTTACAGTCGCACCCCTGTCTGCTCTCCGATTTTTTCAAGCGACCTAGTTACAGAGTCGTCGGAACCTACAGATCGGTTTGTGGGTTGGCTTTGCGCCAAATCATTTCAGGCCCTCCATGCCCTCTCGCAAGAGAGCAAAGAATGTCGCAGCGCTCATGGTCACCTTCCAGTCACCGTGGTTGCGCTTGTGGGCGACAATCCATGACTTCTTAGCGTCACGCTGAGCCTGCTCGCAAGCCTTTTCCAAATTGAGCTTATCGACAAACTTCACTTCCATATGAAGGTTCTTAAGCTCCTCGCACAGGACATCAGGGGAGTCTGTTCCGCCTGCATACTGCTGGCCACGACGGGCACTGAAGCCCTCCTCGCGGAGGACATCACGCCACATTCGTTCGCCACGGCAGCCTTTGGCTCGGGAATTAATCGGCATTTACCTTGACGGTTGCGTTCTCTTTGTACTTGCGAATGTCATCCGGCCTGTACCGCAGGCACCGAGCGTTGTATCGGATATGCGGCAGCTTCCTTGCGCGGACTAAGCGAAGTACACTTTGAGTGGGAATGCCCAAGATAAGGGCAACTTCCGAGGTTCCAATTAGTGTTTCCATATTACCAGCCGAGATCGTCGTCATCGTCTTTCTTCACTGGAGCAGCAGGCTTTACTTCTTTCTTCTCAGAAGTAGGAAACTGTTTTGCCATGCCTGCGCGTTCTGCGCTAATATACAAGCTGCTTGCAATAGCCTGCACGTGGTCTGGCGTGATCGCCTCAACCTGCTTGGCAACCCATTGCGCGGCATTGATGGCCTCGACCATCAACTGGGCATTTTGGAAGATGAACGCCTTTGGAGCAACTGCTGGCGCAGCATTGTAGGGGGCAACCCCTGAACCGCCATTCGGCCCCGCAATCGGACTCTTGCTTGTGACTGGCGCGTGCGGCTTTGGGCCTCCAGCTCCTGCCTCTAGTTCGGCGTCATTAAAAATTTGACCGGACTTACTGAGCTTAAGTTCGTACTTTGAGTTGCGCTCGTTGTACGTTACATACAGCCCGTCAAGGCCTTTTCTTGTTGCAGTGGAGCGAACGGTAACGCGCTGGTTGCGGTACTCGGAGAGATCAACGTCACTCCAAATTGCCAAACGGGTTTCTCCGGTGGAGTCAAACACCATCAGGTTGTATGGCGCTTTCGGGGACTTTGGCGGATAAACCGCCTTGACGCCCAAAACCATTTCTGCGATTGCAGCGTTAGGGGCAAGGTGTTCCAGATCTTTGATTTGTGTCATTGTACTTTGTTTTGTTATTGTACCTTCACCATGAAGGCATGACCAAAAGCTACACACTCCGAATGAGTGTGCAACTTCTTTTTCTTTCTTTTTCTATCAACAGAGTAATTATCTGCGTTTTGCAGACTTTGCCTGTTGCTGGCGTGCAGCCTGTTTTTGAACCGAGTAAGCAATGGCGACTGCCTGCTTCTGCGGTTTACCTGCGCCAAGCTCTTGCCGAAGGTTGTGCGTGAAGGCTTTATCGGAGGTGGATTTAACGAGTGGCATATTGTTTCTTTCTGTTGAAATACTTGGCTTGAGCCTTTTTAAGGGCATCTTTGTAGTTGTTAATTACAGCTTCTTGACTGAGCTTCCCAGCAGTTGTTGCGACATAGAGCTTGAAGTTGCCCTTTGGAGTCCTTGCAAGGATCATATTTGACGGCAGTCGAGGTTCGTCAATTGCCGTGATAATCTCAAGTGGAGGCTCTTGTATTGGAACAGTAACATCAATAGGAGCTGGCTCGCGTTTTGGCTGGTCCGCCGCCCTTTTGGCAAGTTCTTTTAAAATGTCAGCCATTGATTTGCGTGGATCGGTGCCAAGCAAATTGGTGACACGCTCGGAGATTCTAACGCGCTGTGGAGCTTGCTCTCTTGGAAGACCAACATCACTCAAAGCTTCGAATCCTTGATATATACCGGGCTTTGTTGGTTGCGGAACTGGGCCAAAATCTCGACGAGTAAATGCTGGAGTAATCTCCTTCATCGCCATTGCCTCAAGTTCTTGAGATGGCATCTTTTGACGAACTCTTGCGCGGATCTTCTTTACAGTCTCTTCTTCAAGAATAGGAGCATCACGCTTTGCAAGCTCACGTTCTACGTCAGCTCTAAACATTGCACTCTCGCGAGGTGTCAAATTACCTGTA